TCGGCGGCTGACGCAGAAGAAGTTCCTTGATGGTGAGGCGGCAGCGGGGGATGCAATTCGAGAGTTCCCGCGACACATTCACCGAATTGAGCAGATTCCAGATATCAATGCTGAGTCCGTCACGTTCAAGCTCAGCAACCCGTGGGAGTTGGAAGATGTGACGCTGCCTCGCCGCCTCGCTTCTCGTGACTGCTCTTGGACTTTTAGGGGAGCGCGGTGTGGGTACGCAGGCAGCGTAATGAGAGACATCAACGGCAGGGTTACAACTGACCCCGCAAAGTTCGACTGCGGTGGTTCAGCCGCTCAGTGCGCCAAGTATTTTGGAGCAACTGCAATCTTGCCCTTTGGTGGGTATCCCGGTATTGGCGCGTTTGGAGGAGTCCAATGAGGTTGACCGTAAAGCTAAAAGAGCAACTGAAGGCGATCGCGCTTCTTCACCCAGGAGTAGAGGTTTGCGGCTTAGTCCTGAAGGATCAAGGGATTATGCAATTCCGCAACATCTCGGAGACGCCAGAAACTCATTTTAAGTTCGACTTAGAAGAGTGGGAGGCGCATAAAGCCGAAGCTAGGGCAGTCTTCCACTTCCACTGGTCAGAAGAACAGAGTGGATATCTGGGCGAAGCTGACATCGAGAACAGCAGATTCTTTAAGATTCCCTATCTGCTTTACCATACTGAATTCGACTCTTGGGACTACTTCGACCCCACAGCTATTCACCCTTATCCACTTGCGGGTAAGTTTCAGAAAAAGAACGTTGACCACTACATGAACTGGCGGTTTGAGTATGGTCGCTCTGACTGCTGCACTTTCGCCCGCGCAGTGTTCAGGGGTCTTCTTAGCGTACCCATGAGGGATTTCACAAGAGTCAACCCCGACAAAATGGATGGGACTAAGACCCTTGGTGATGTCCTGATCAAGGCGGGTTTTGTGGATGTGTCTAGGTCTGTGGAGGAAGAGGGGCTAAACCTTTATGATGTTCCGCTGATGGCACTGGACAGGCATGAGATAGGCCAGCACGTTGGAGTGATTTGGAGTACGAACCCTACAAGAATGCTCCACCACCCAGGAGGCGATCGCCTAAGTGAGAATGTGCCCTACGACGGTAGCTGGCGCAGGCGAACTCTTCGCGTCTTTAGGCACAAAGGCATCTGCGGGGTGGCACATTGATCACGGTCTACCTTGAAGGCGTCTTAGGCGAAGAGTTCATCCCCCAAATCGAGCTATCAGTTAGCTCGGTGGCGGAGGCTGTACAGGGAATTCACGCCAATTTCCCATCATTCAGAAGCTATCTTAGTGGTTTAATCAGTCGAGGCATTCAGTTCGTCGTCAAGGTGGGCAACCAGTCTATTGGTGAGGAGTTCTTGCGATCGCCCATCGCTCACAAGGTCTGCTCAATTAGAATCGTTCCGGTGCCCGCTGGCGAGGGTAAGATGGGGCAAATCCTCCTGGGAGTAGGATTGATCGCCCTTTCGCTAACCGGGGTAGGCTTACTTGGTGTGGCTCCAGCAACGTTCGGACTGATGGGCGGGTTGCTGATTATTAAATCTATTTTTGGTCAAGTGCCCGACCCTTTGACCGATGAGGAGCAAGGCCGCAAGTCCTTGATTTGGAATCAGCCACAGCAAACCATCACAGAGGGCGGTCGAGTGCCCAGGCTTTATGGGCGACACAGGATTGGGCATTCCCTAATTAGTGGTGGAATGAGGAGTTATATCGTCACCGATGAAGACGACGATGACGATGACTAAGAAAAGGCGATCGCCTGAAGGCTTCGGCAGTAAACCGAAGAAGCCTACGACTGAGGACGTAACCGCTATTTCCAACGCCTACGCTGAGTTCGTTTCGGTTGTCTCCTCCGGCAGGATTGAGGGGCTGGCGAATGGCGCACAGTCGATCTATTTCGATGACACTCCATTAGGCAACCCGGACGGGTCTAGGAATTTCCAGGATGTTCGCTACAAGTTTCGACCAGGAACAGCAAATCAAAAGCTCCTCACTGGTTATTCCAGGGGGGTGCAGTCCGACACTGCTGTTGGTGCGGTCGTGGAAGCAGGCTCTCCCATTACCCGTACGATTGTCAACGAAAACCTCGACGGAATCCGCATCACGTTTGGACTTACCTTGCAAAAGCAGGAAAGCGACGGAGATGTTCGCGGCAGCGAGATTCAGTTCACTGTACAGACAAAATCGGGGTTAAATGCTTGGAAATTACGGGAAACTATTACCGTAAAGGGTCGATACCCAAGCCAGACAAACTTTGAGAAGCTTTACCCAGTCAAGAATCGGGGCGGAACCGTCAACCAGTTCCAGATTCGACTTACGCGGATAACTCCTCAGAACAGTAGCGCCAACGTAGCGCAGGTCTTGAATTGGGTATCGTATTCAGAAATTATTGAAGATAAATTTAATTACCCGTATAGTGCGCTCATCGGCATGAGGCTGGAGCGCAGCCAGTTTGAGCAAATCCCAATAATCTCTTACGACATGTTCGGGGTTAGTGATCTACTTATTCCGACCAATGCCACGGTGAGTAACGCTAATAGAGGGCTGAACTATTCCGGCACCTGGGACGGAACATTCAAGCAGGCAGGAATAGCCACTTGCGATCCAGTTTGGCAGCTCTGGGATCTATTGACCAATGAAGAAGAGGGGCTAGGGGAGTGGATACTGCCCGAAGACCTCAACAAATGGCATTACTACACGCTGTCAAGATATTGCAATGAGTTTGTCGCAAACGGAAAGGGAGGTGTTGAACGACGATTCACAAGCAACATACTCCTGGTCGATCGCCAAGATGCGAATAAAGTCATTGAAGGCTTTAGGTCTATCTTCCAGGGGTTCACCTACTATCTGAATGGTGTGGTGAACTTGGCCGGAGACATGCCAAGAAGTCCGGTTCGGCAGTTTGTGCCGGGAGACGTGGAGAATGGCGACTTTCGCTACTCAAGGCCAAGCTGGGCAAGCACTAAAACCTCAGCCGTCGTGACCTGGATTAACCCGGAAAACAACTATGAGCGTCAGACCGTGACGGTCAGGCTACCTGCCAGCTATCGACGGAAGTATGGTGAAAAAGCCCCGATGGAGATATCGGCTTTTGCCTGCACGTCTGAGGGACAGGCAACTCGTGCGGGTATGGCAGCACTGCTGGGCAACATCGACGGGAAGGTAGTCAACTTCAAGGCAAGGCTTTATGCGGCAATCTGCCTGCCTGGGGATCTGGTCGATATCTATGACTACGAGAAAAGTCAGTACGCTGGTGGTGGCCTGATCAGAAGTGCCACTACCAGTGTCGTGACGCTCGACCGTCCGGTTAGCGTTAGCGCGGAGAGGAGCTATCTACTAGCAGTAATGCTCAGCGATGGGACAAGGCAGGAGCGGGCGGTTGTCGTCGGGGATGGTAGCTACACCTCACTCACGGTCAACCCCCCGTTTGCAAGTGCTCCGCCGACGGAGGCAAGCTGGATCTTGTGCGAAGCGACTATGGAGCGAAGCCTATGGACAATACTCGATATCGTCAATGTGGGCGACTCCCAGAACACGATGTACGAGGTAAACGCGATTTATTACAATCCTGGCAAATGGGATTTAATCGAAAAAGGCATCGACATACCCGTAAACCCGCTACCCGTTCGCGTTCCTGCCGTAGTGAACGTGCCGAGAAACCTGACAGTTAATCCAATCGTGGTGATGGAGAATGGACTAATTGTTGGCTCGTCTCTAGACTGCCAATGGTTGCAGCCCATTAACGCCCAAGGGCAAATAGATCCGTTTATCTCGGCTTACTTTGTCGAACACAAGATAGGGAGCAACGGAGGCTGGCAGGGTACACAAACAGTTACCACCACAACCGTTTTCCTGCGCGGATTGCCTGCAACTCAGATATTTGTCAGAATTGCAGCAATATCTATCGACGGCAACGCCTCCGTGTGGGTCGAGTCACTGGGCACCGTCATCTCGGCACTGCCCGGTGTCCGGCCAAACTATATCGCCATCAGTACCGCAGAAACAGCAATCTTCTTTATGGACTAAATAGATGTTTGTCAACTACAGAGACGGTAACAGCACCGCACGAAATCGAAAGCTAACCAGCGGCGATGGCTCGTCTGGTAATCCAGACGTAATGGAAAACCACGATCCGATACTGAGAGGTTCTGTTGGACTACAAGCGGATTCCCCTGCCGCCGCACCATCTTCAAGTGCGTCGGTAGGCTCAGTCGTCAAGGGGCTATGGGCATGGCTTCAGGCGAATTTCCCAGACATCACGGATTCTTTTACACTGTTAAATGCAGTGACCACTGTGTCAACGGGCACCAGTCAAGTGTGCGATCGCTACTCCGACTTCTGCTTCTATTGGTTGGCCTCTTCTGTAACCAGTGGCGGCACCGTGACGGTTGAGGCTGAGGCACCTAACGGGAGTTGGCATGAAATAGCCAGAGAGATTATCGCCGTGGACACAGTAACGATAGCGATCGCGCCCATCGTAATTTCAGCACCATTCAGAGCTATTCGTGGGCGGGTTTTAGCTCGAACCGATGGTACATATACACTCATGATGACAGCGAGAGGTTAAGATGCCACCTGTAATTCGATCGCTAAATTTTCTCGCTACTGGACTGGTAAGGACTTTTGGATTCGTCAGCAACACGACTCCTCATACTGGTACTCTCACTGAAACGGTGCTAGGCAGTATCACCATCCCTGCTGGTAACATAAAGGCTGGATCTATTCTACGAATCCTGGCATTGGGTCAAAGCAACAATAATGCCAACAACAAGACTCACCGCATCCGACTTAGACAAACTAGCCCCACGCTCAACGCTCTCTTTGTCTCTTCAACGCAGACGACGAACCTCTCCTTTTTTGTCAACAAACCCGTTGCCATCCGAATCGGTGATGCAGTATTCGCCCCGTCCGGTGTCTTGGTGGGAGGTGGAACCAACTCGTCGGCCAGTACAACCGCAGCAGTTGTCTTGACCCGCCCGTTAACCATCGAATACTCGGTCGAACTCGCCAATACCGCCGACACCGCAACACTGGACTTCCTGGGTATTGAAGGCTGATTTTTACATACAAAGGCGATCGCCCAAATGTCTGAACTGCTAAACGCGATCGCATCTGGTGCAGTAACACTGCACTACCAGCCAATTTACGCTTTGCAAAATAACTCAATTCGACTAGCAGGCTTTGAAGCACTGTCGAGGTGGGGCGATCGCTCTCCAGACAC